ATTGTGGAGCAAGCAGCCGCCTACGGATGCCAAGCTAGTATATCGCTGGCGTATCCCCGCACAGAAGATTCTGGGACTGGTCATGCAGCCGGAGTGGTCGGATAAAATCTTTTCCTTCCCATGCAAACCTGATATTTATTGTCCGAGTTGTGCGAAATGGGATGGGTGGAATTGGCATATCCCCAATGGGCTGGAATGGCGCGTTGCGTCGCCGGATGAGCCGGAAGGGGAAAAGGGAGTCGTATGGGGCGGCCTTGACTTGCTTCCATGCCCATTCACCGGGAAACTTCCGACTGTAATCTATCATGGTCGATATATCGGTGCTCCACCATACCATGCTGAGTGGCTTGGCATAGAATCGTATATTGTAAGATCTATCGGATGGTATAGTGCTAAAGATATGCGCGACGCATGGAATACGCGTAAGAAATAACTAAGGATGTCTTTGCATCTGTGGCAGATACGGAGGAGTAGCGATGAAAGCTCAACAAGATTACGCATATGTCAACCTGGAAAGGTATTGTATTGTCTGTGGTAAGCTAGGTACTGTAGCCTGGCTTGATGACGACAACCCTGACGAGGTATATGATACTTGCATGTGTGGTATGTGTACCTTCGGAAGCGCTGAAGATGATGACTACCATACATGGGCCTGGGGTGCAATCAATCCTAAAACTAAAGAGGTAACTGAGGTATGAAGCTCTATTATTACGGCGTAAAGTTCTTTAAGTATGCGGAAGGAACTGACTCTGACCATATGTCCGATAAAGTATACTCATATCAGGCCACATTCAAGTGCAATATCGGCGACCTGGTGGTAGCTGAGTGCCGCGATGGGTATAAGATTGTCAAAGTCGTAGCCGATGGATTTGAGTATAAGGAAAAGGCTTCGGCGTTTCTTATCTGCAATGTTACCAATCATATTGCAGACGTAAATGCAGCACGTAATTTTTTGTTTCGTATGACTGCGCTCAGAAAGGCTATGGAAACTCGGTTGACGGAATCCAAATTCCTTGAAATGTGTTATAACATGGCAGAGCAAGATCCCGATCTCAAGCGTCTTTTGGATGAATACACCGCTCTTTTGCCTAATGTTACTGAGGAGTAACATAACTTTGGAACCCTACACCAGAGAAAATTTTTCTAAAAAGGGTTTACATCAAGATGAAATTAAGGCATATTAAATTCACATCAAGCGTCTAAAACCAACACAGGAGCATTATCATGGAATTTGCTAACAAGCGTGAACACACCCTGTGGCTCATCGAACAGGGCGGCGCCACCAACGAAATCATCGAAGAGACGGTCGGTATTTCCAACAAGAGCCGCGGCACGATCTTCGCCCAGTTGCGCCTCATGGGCAAGTATCCCCTGGTCGACGAAAACGGTGTCTACCGCATCGGTACCGCTGATGAATTCGAAGCCAAAAAGGCCGCCGCTGCTGCCAATCGCAAGCCGACCAAGACCCTTACGCCTGAAGAAACCCTCGCCCGGGCTAAGAAACGCGAAGCCAACGCTGCCAAGGCATTGACCACCGCCGGCGCGCGCCTCAACATGAACCCCGATTCCCGTGAACTGCAGCTGCGCCATCGCATCGCTGAGCTTGAGCTTGAGCTCGCCAGCGTGCTGCTCTCTGAAGTCGAAGGCCAGCCGAATCAGGACCTGGACGTGGAAGTCACCGCTGATACCGCGGATGATGAACTCGTTTAAGGCCTAGCCATGAGCATGACCATTATGATGGAAACCGCTTTAATCACGTCATAATCGCCACCTTATGGCTGCCCGCCCGAGTATAAGGTTGTTCTCGGGCGGGCTTTAAAAGGCGTCTTAATCTCCAACAAATGTTGTAGAGAGGTCTAATAATGCCGAAATACGATTCTGGGAAGCCGCAATTCTCGCTCATTGACCCCAAATTCATGCTTGAGTTTGCCCAGGTCATGACAATGGGCGCGGAAAAATATGGCGCGGACAATTGGAAAACTATTGAAAACGCCATCCCGCGATATAAGGATGCGCTTCACCGCCACATGAATGCGTTTGAGCAAGGCAAGATGGACGACGAAGAGTCTGGCCTTTCTCATCTCGCGCATGTTGCAGCTAATGCTATGTTTCTGCATTGGCTCGCTCATAATCCCCAAAATGATAGTGCAAAGTCTGTCGAAATGGGGTGCAAAAATTGTGCATATAACGCACTGAGCAACAATCTTGTCACCAATAGCAAGTGCGTTGCATGTACGTACTACAAGAACAATGGTAAGGGCGACAACAACTTTGTAGTCAAAGATTGTGCGGGTTCTTATGACCGTGCGGTAGAACAGCTCGTAATTAAGTGCTGTGATACCTGTAAATGGTCTTCTCGCCCTAAAGGGTACACGTGTAAAACATGTAATTACGGCAATAACTATGTGGCAGATCCCCGCTTTCATTGCCTTCTGATCTATAATCCTGTTCACCGCTCAATCGAAGGAGACGATAATGCTGAAGCCGTACGCTCCGAAAGTGCAAGTAATATGGTCGACCCCGCAGCCTGCGAATGTGGTTGCCCTGGCCGCCCAGCAAACGATGAAGAAGGACCCCGAGGTCAAGGGGAATCCGAGAGCCTTGTTGTCATTCTTGGTCTCGGCTGATCATCTCAATCCTGTGGAGCATGCGGTCATTTGCTTCCGCATTACCGATGTGTCTCGGGCCTGCTTTGACCAGCATGTGCGTCATCGCATTGCCTCGTACACGTCCAGCAGTCAGCACTACCAGGACTATACGTCCTATGACTGCTTCGTACACCCTTATGTGGCCAAAAGCAAGCACATGCAAAAGGCCCATGCCGAAGCCATGAACGCCTATGCTCTTCTTATGCAAGAGGGCGAAGCGAAAGAAGAAGCTCGTATGATGCTTCCCATGAGCGCCGGCGTCAATGTGGTTGCGACCATGAACGCACGCTCGCTCATTAACTTCTTGCAGCTCCGGCTTTGTCGCCGCAACGTTCAGGAAATGCGGATGCTGGCTACGGCTGTACACACTATGTGCTGCGACTGGTTTCCTGAACTGTTCTCAATGATCGGGCCGTATTGCTTTATGCACAATGGCCGCTGCAACCAGGGAAAGATGTCATGCGGATCTCCCGTCACCAGTATTATATCCAAGTAGCTACGGCAGTCGCGCAACGGTCTACTTGTATTGACAAGCAGGTCGGATGCGTGCTGGTAGACGAGAAGACAGGCAATATTCTGTCTACTGGCTACAACGGCAATCCCAAAGGCGTGTTCAACTGCTGCGATGAGAATTGTTGTGTTAAGAATGACGGCCTGCCTTGCTATGCTGTGCACGCCGAAATAAATGCCCTCATTCAGCGGTCAAGCAATGTGCCTTTTGCAGCGTATTGCACACTCGAACCATGTATCCAATGTACTGCGGCACTTATCAATGCTGGATGTACTAAAGTGCTGTTCGTGAATGAGACCAATCATAACAAAACCGGTCATGGTTTGTGGTCACGTGTACGGCCTGAAGATACATGGATACATATGGGGCTTAGCTATGGAAACTGAAAAGTCTCTCACTGCGGCAAATATGTTCGCGATGATTAAAGAGTATCATGAGATCCTTGGTTATCCGATTGCCAAGGAAGATCAGAACTCTACTGTACGGTCTGCTATTGACCGGCGCGATATGAACAATCAACTGATTGCGGCGCTTCATAATGAAGTGACCGAACTGCAAGAATCTACCCCTTGGAAGCCTTGGCGTCCGTTGGGCTATAAGTCCTACAATATGGACAACATGGCGGAAGAGGTGGTTGATATACTTTTCTTCTTGGGCGCATTCATGGAAAACAACTCGCTGTCGTGGGAGCAAGTTGAGGATGTGTTCAAGAGAAAGATGCACATCAATTATGAGCGCATCAAACTCGGCTATAGCAAAACTCGCTAACGTCAGGCTGCACGCAAACATTCTGACAAACCTTAATCTGACAAACTGGAGATTATTATGGCTATTACTCCCGAAGTTCGCCTCACGTATGTGTCCGTTGATGAGCCCAAAGCCAACATGAGCGGTGTGCTGAAGTACTCGGTTGGCATTCTGATTCCCAAAACCAACAAGGACGCCATCGACTGGTTCAAGCGCCAGATCGACGCGGCCATTGAAAAGGGTATCCAGAAGGGCAAGTTCAACAAGGCTGGGTCTCAGAATCCCACGTTCAAGTATCCTCTTCGTGATGGCGACGCCTATTACGAAATAGCTACGGACGACAAGAAGGATTCGCGAGCCTCTTATCGTGGCCACATGTTCGTGTCGGCGTCTTCCAATGACAAGCCGGGAATCGTTGACCGGTATGCCAAGCCCATCTTTGAAGAAGGCGCAATTTATAGCGGCGTATGGGCCATGGTTGATTGCAACTTCTTCCCGTTCAACAACAGCGGATCCATCGGCGTCGGATGCGGATTGAACAATATCATGAAGCGCCGCGACGATGACCGACTCGATGGACGCTCTGGTGACGCTACATCTGCATTTGCTGGTGTGGCTGATACCGAACCGGCCGGCGATGAAGATCTGCAATAACTAGTACAAAGGCCGGTAACACCCACGAGTTACCGGCCTTTCTTTTATCCACCTTTCTACAAAATTTGTAGGAGAGATTATGGCAATTGTTGAAAAGGGCGATGGATGTTCCGCGGGAATATCTAAGTTTTGGAGAAAAGTTCTTGGCACACCACCTGCGTGGGAAGGGTGTTGTGACAAGCATGATGAAGCGTACAACTGGGGTGGTACTGAAGCAGACCGCAAAGAAGCGGATAAAGCTCTCAGGGACTGCATGAAGCGCATGGGGCACGGCATTCGTGCACAACTCTATTACATAGCTGTACGTACCTTTGGCCGCAGTCATTTTAATTATCACTAACGCATAATAGGAGTAACCTCCATGCACATATATCTTGACTTTGAAACAGGTTCAGATGTGGATCTTATGGTAGAAGGCCGTGCACGATATATGCACCACCCTTCCACCTATGTCCAGATCTGTTCCTTTCAAATTGATGACGAGCCAATGATAACTGAAACAGTGCATACTGGCTTTCAATCATTTGCTAAAGCAATAAGTGAATACGTCATAACTAAGCAAGCAAAGATTGTAGCTTTTAATGCCCAGTTTGAAATGGACGTCATCCATTATATACTGGGCTTGGAGGTTACTCCTCATGATTTTATTGACGTTCAGGCGGTCTGTGGACGATATGGCTTGCCACAGTCTCTTGAAAAAGCTACAGCGGTCATGTGCCCACAGCAGATTAAAGATTCTGCGGGTTCTTCTCTCATTAAACACTTTTGTACCGTACCTAAACATCTCGCAAGTACCATTCTTACAGGTCCTCAGTGGAATCGTTATGTTATGTATAACATGCAGGACGTTACTTCTACTAAGGCACTATTGGCTGCACTGCCCTCTTCTTCTCTTTCTAAACGAGAACAAGCCATATGGGAACTTAACTGTGATATTAACGCGACAGGGCTTCCTATGGCGGTTGATGAAGCAGCCAAGATCCTTGAAGTAACTACTGTGTATATGGAAGAGCAGAACAATATTCTGCCAGACATTACCAATGGCAAAGTTACAAAGATAACTCAGGTTAAACGCATAAAAGAATTTATCAATGAGGTTATGGGATATGAATTCCTGGAAAGCCTTACAGCTGACAAGTTAGAAAAGGTAATGAATGATGAACACTTTCTTGAATTGCCTGATTCTGTTGTTAGCCTTATTGAACTGCGCGCTTCCCTTGGCTTGTCTTCGATCGGAAAGTATAAGCACATTATGTCTATGGAACATAATGGCCGCATGCACGATAACAGTCGATACTACGGTGCCCACACCGGTCGCATTACTGGTATGGGTTTTCAGTTGCTTAATCTCCCTCGCGCTAGTGTTAAGGACGTTGAGTCCGAGATTGCAGCGTATTTTGATTTTTCCATATGCGAGCGTAATCCTGTTAAGTCTGCTCGTGCTCTCATTCGGTCAATGATTAAAGCACCAGATGGTAAATATATTCTGGCCGCAGACTACTCTGCTATTGAATATATTTTACTTATCTGGCTTGCTGAAGATTATGTGGCAGTACAGCGTTTCGCTCAAAAATTCGATCAATATATCGATATGGCCGCAGAAATCTATAATACGACTTATGAACAAGTAGTCAAGGACCAAAGGCAAACAGGTAAAGTTGGCATTCTCGGCTGTGGATACGGCATGGGCGCGATGAAGCTTATTGCTTATGCAGAACGTATTGGCGTAATTCTTTCTATGTCTGAAGCTCAGACTATTGTTCAAGCTTATAGAACCAAGTATCACCTTGTTGTAAAAATGTGGTATGCTCTCATGAAATGCGCAATGAATGCTCTTAGAAATGAGGGATATACCTTTACAACAAATCGTGTTCAGTTTAAGGTGGTCATTGACCGCAATGGTCATCGTTGGCTGCAAATGCGTCTGCCCTCTGGCCGCTCTATGTACTATTATGACCCTAAGATCGCCCCAGGTCTTTACGGCGATACTCTGTCATATATGAGTATGAACCAGACTACTAAGACGTACATGCGGCAGTATAGCACTCCTGGTAAATTGACAGAAAACGTCATTCAAGCATTGGGCCGGGATATCTTGTATGACGGCAAATTTAAGTGCCGTGAAAATGGCTTAAACATTATCGGGTCTATCTATGACGAGGTAATATGCGAAGAGTCTTTCGAACACGACCCAAAAGAGCGTCTCGCGTTATTGGAAGCATGTATGTGTCACACCGAGCCCTGGGCAGAGGGTCTACCCTTAAGAGCCGAAGGCTGGTATGGACCGCGATACAAGAAAGCTTAAACACATAAGGAGGTTTTTTGTGACTCTGTATGACGAATTGAGGAGTGTATCCCAAGATCCCAAGGCTGTGTATCCTGATATTGATGCTATCATGTCTAACTGGACATACATCAATATCTTTCTGCAAACCAAAAACATAGACAAGAATGGTACGCTTCTGTTTCTCAAATATGAACTTGAAAACAAGCGTAGAACTTCTGTCATTCATCGGCTTTTTACACGTTATATTTCTTTCAGGAAGGCAGAAGAATGGAATCACCTTTTGCACGCATTCGGACTCGAGAGATAAGCATAGAAGGCTATCTCAAACAAGAGGTAGAACGCCATGGAGGTCAATGCTGGAAGTTTGTTTCTCCAGGAAGAAATGGCGTTCCTGATAGAATAGTGTTTCTTCCAAATCATGGATGTATCTTTGTAGAGCTTAAAGCGCCAGGCAAGAAACTGCGTAAACTTCAAGAATACGTTCATGATTTGATTAAGAGCTTTAATTGTAAGATTGAAACTTTATCTACCAAGGAGCAAGTAGATGACTTCATCCAACGACATGTATAACACTCTCAGGATACTGCGTAATACTCGTGGCACCAACGCTAAAGTAGATTTTCTCCGCAAGCATCCTGAGTTGCGAAAGGTTTTGCGTACTACCTATTCGCCCTTCATCCATTTTAATATCAACAAGGTCAATTGGTCGAACTTCTCTGGTTTGGGCCTTCATGAGTTTTCTGCTGATACAAATAAGGTTTTGAATGGCCTTGTGCGCTCTGGAGGTCGCGAAGCGAAGAAAGCTTTTTATGACCATATGAATACACTCACCCATGAATCGGCTCTTCTTTTGGCTGGCATGGTGGAAAAAGATCTTCGTCTTGGAATGGGCGCCACTCTCATTAATCGCGCCTTACCTGATACTGTTCCTGAATTTCCCATCGCTCTCGCTCACCTTTACGACCCGAAAAAGGCTAGTTGGCCTTGCTATGTCAGTCCTAAACTCGATGGCCTGCGTGCCATGTATATGCCGGGAGAAGTCCCGACCATTAGGTCACGCAAGGGCTTTGAATTGAAAGGGCTTGATCGCGTAATAAGTGAGTTGAAAAAGTACTCTTTCAGACTTGATGGTGAGCTGCTCGTACCTGGTAAGTCTTTCCAGGATTCGAGTGGTGACATTCGGTCATTTGCGCAGTCTGATGAGGTAGTGTTTAACGTCTTCGATACGCCTGATCTTCATGATGAGAATTTGCACAATCGCCTGGGTATTCTTCTTGACTGTGTGAAGGAAACGAGTAATATTAATCTCGTGCCTCATTATATGGTAAATACCGAGAATGGCGCATTCAACCTTTATAACCAGTTCAGATCTGATGGGTATGAAGGAGCAATGGTAAAATGGCCGGACGCCACCTATATTGGTAAGCGCTCTCACGCGTGGATGAAAATCAAAAACGAGGACACCTATGACTGTAAAGTTATCGACGTGTTTGAAGGCACTGGAAAATACGCTGGCATGGCTGGCGGTATTGTCATTGACTTTCATGGCGTCCCTGTTAGGGTTGGCAGCGGTCTGTCTGATGTACAGCGCGCGATTTTCTTCCAGGACAGCACTGAAATTATTGGACAAACTGTCGAAGTAGCCTGCCAAGAAATTACACCGGCTGGCAGCATGCGTCATCCTCGTCTTAAGGCCATTCGGAGGGATAAATAATGAGGTCGAATAAGAAGATTCAAGAAGAGCGGTATGGTGAATATCTTGAACGTGTAACTAAGGCGCGTAAGATATGCAATTCTTTCAATAAGAGCACCGTAGCTTATGCTCTTGCGCAGCGCTTGCGTGCTCTTATCTGTAAATATACTCTGGCAGAGAAGAATCTGATATGTGATAAATGGTTGGACGAGCCCCAGTCATTTGTTGATTGGTGGAAGACTCAAGCCAATATCATGCGATACCCAGTTCTGTCATTGCGTTTACGGCGGAAAGATATTCGGTTTCCTTTCAGTCCTGAGAATTGTTTCCTCTTTTTACCTGACACTGCCTTGGGAATCGAAAAAAATGAGGCCTAGGGCATAAAAGGACGCACAGAACTCGAGTTCTATGAGTTAAACGCGAGGGGCCTTGGTATTTTATCGTCTCAAAGTTTTTAACTCATAGAACTCAATTGTTCAATAATACCAATGAGTTACGCACATGGAACTTCGCGAATATCAGAAAAAGGCTGTGGAATGGGGCAATAGCCATGATGTAGGATATTTTGCTGTTGATATGAGTATGGGGAAGACAGCAATTCTACTTCATATGATTGACCGCCCCACAATCATATTTGCACCCCTCACTGTCGCTGCTATCACATGGCCAGAAGAAATAGCTAAATGGCGGCCTGACCTTAAGTATCAAGTACTTCATGGAAAAGAAAGATATCTCAAACCAGGTCTCGACGTCTATATCATAAATTATGATGGTATTAGCTGGTTGAGCAAAGCATGGACCATAGAGATGACCAACCACATGCGTGATGGCATGATCATATGGGACGAAATGACTAAGCTCAAGGATTCCAGTTCTAAGCGCTTTAAACTCATAAAAGAATTTAGACGACTCTTTAAACGAGCTTATGCCCTGTCAGGAACTCCAGCACCAAATGGCGTACGAGATTTGTGGTCGCAGTATTTTCTTTTGGATGATGGAGAGCGCTTAGGAAACAGAAAAACTCGATTCATGATGACCTATCATACGCAAATTGATAGATTCATATGGGTCGAGAATAATGGTGCGATGGATATTGTAACGGATAAGATTAAAGATATAACTTTTAGGCTGGACGCCAATGACTATCTCAAACTTGAACCATACATTTTTTCATCTATTCCCACGTATCTCCCTGCCGCATCCATGCAACGATATAAAGAGTTCCAGACAGAATTTGTTACGACTCTTACAAATGAAAGTACTATTACGGCAGAGTCTGCTGGAGTACTCTCACTACGGTTACGTCAGCTCTTACAAGGTTCTATCTATGACGAGCAGCGTAACATTATATTCGATAATACCGCGAAAGTTGATACCCTCTTTGAACGAATTGAAGAAGCTGCTGGGGATCCCATGCTTGTCCCCATTCAGTTTAGAAGTGAACTTATCGAGATTAGAAAGAGATTACCACAGGCGCCAGCTATTATTGGGGGCACTCCTACCGAATTGTCTAAGCAGTACGTTCATGAATGGAACAAAGGAAATATCCCTGTACTTTTCTGTCACCCCAATTCATTATCCCACGGCCTTAATCTACAGTATGGCGGTCACCGCATATGCTGGCTTGGACTTACTTGGTCCCTCGAAACCTATCAACAATTAAATGGCCGACTGCGCCGGCCTGGACAAACCAAACCGGTGCTAGTCGACCATATAATAATTCCTAAGACCGTTGATGATCGCGTGCTGAGCACCTTAACTCGGAAGGACGCGACGCAGCAACAACTGTTAAATGCTCTGAAAGAGTTTGCAAACGAGTCTGGATATCTATAATATCATCCTTGGTTGGAAGCTGCTCGAGAATCGCCTTAGTTCGAGCAGCTTCTATTTCCATTGCGTGCATATCCTTTCTTAAGGATTCACGTTCAGCAGCCTCAAATGACGTATAAGAATCAAACTCGTCTTTAGTTATGAGGTCACTTTTTATGATAATGACCTCGCGTTTCATGGCCCAGACAACTAGCGCCCAGACAATGTTACAAATGACTAACCATGTATCTATTGAGATATCATGGATACTCATTTTACGCACCATTCAGGAAGACGCTTGCCTCGTAAAATCTCCGCCGAACCAGCCCACCAAGTTCGACCTTTTGGCCTTTCACTGTGGCCTTAGTCCAACGAATCATTTCACGAGCAGCATCATACCATTCTTTTGCATTCACCTTCTTTTTGAAAGTGGAAGAGGCAAAAGCTCCAGAGCCAAGATTGTGCATCCATACCGCAATAGCCTGAGCGCGATGAGCAGGCTCTTTGCGAAGCACTGAGCACTGGATGAGTGCTTCATTATAACATCTGTCCAGCTCTTCAATGAGCAAGGCCTCGGCTTCTTCTCTGGTCACAGGAGCATGCGATTTATCACAGAGAGTGCCAAAGCCGATAGTCCAATATCCGGCGGGACAGATATATGGCTTTTCACTGAAGCCTTCAAACTCTTCCACCTTATCGAGCAGTTGTCTGGGCCATTTCATCAGTTACTCCTTAATCATGTGAATACTGAATTCGCCGGGTCACTTCCTCTACCGCCTGTGCCGCTGGTGTATCCTGAAACGCTAGGTTGATGTCCTGCACCCCCGCCCGCATCAACGCTGCATTGAGGATTTGCGTTCTATTTGCCATAATTTTACCTATTAAGGATAGGCACTACAGGCCACGGACAAGCCGGGTCATTCGACCCACCCCACGGGAACCCCGGCTGTTGCGGAATAGCACGTAGAGCTTGGCGGTATGCCTTGATCTCTTCAAGCTTGTCCGTATCAAGCGGATAGTCTGGCATGACAAGGTAATCCGTTGCAGTAATACGCCTGTCACGCTCGGCGCGTACGCTAGCCGCGAGGTCTTCGACTGTCGGTACATAAGGCACATACGGCGGCTCTTCGGTCACGCATTCCGGGCATTGCTCAGTGCGCCGCAAAACAGCGGCGTACAGATCCGCGTACTCCGACATGTTGTTCGTTACGCAAAACGGGCACCACTCATCGTCGAGCAGTACTGAGACGATAAGCGAACCGTCACGCTCACGATGAATGATGTTTGTAATGTCAAATTCATGTCCATTGCATTTCATTTTTGTATCCATCACGCTGTCCTCACATAGAGCCCGTACTGCCGGGGCTTAGCACGGTGGGTTACGACATCACCGCCAGATTTTGTTTCACAGAAAAGAAGTGTACCGTCGCCAGTAGCTGTGAATCCTTTCCAAGTCCCCGACGAGGGCAAATAATGTGGAGGGTACCCGGCGAAGGCGAAGACGCCTTTACATATAGACGACACTGTTGCTTCCCCGACGACGACTTTATCGGGAAGAATGGGATAGAGGTCCGTTCCCTCTGGATTTGCTCCGAGCAAGTAGGTTACCGCATTTTGTACAGACCATAAGAATTTTGACTGAATGCCGCCAAGCGTTCCGTTCAAGAGCAATGCCTGTGCTGCGGGACATTGCCCGTCAGTTCTCCCAGTGCCGCCATTGGCGAGAGGAAGGGTTCCGGTTGCGTCGTTCAGAGTTTTCGAGACTTTTTGGCGCGCTTCGTTAAGAGCTTCAGTTCCACGATTGTATGCTAGCGTCCCATGCTCATATGCTGTATTCACCGCTTTTGAAGAAGCAGCATCTGTCTCACTCGTACTTGTGACGCTATTTGAAAGCGGAACCGCAGGGCCTTGCAAGTTTACACCTTGATCAGGGAATGTTCCGTCAGGATTTTGTATCGACAAAAAAGTACCATCCCAACGGTAAGCTGGGGAGGGGCCACGCTCACCTTGTGCGCCGTCTTCCCCGTCCGCCCCCGGTTCGCCTTTTGCACCGAAGAGAACCCAATACTCGGTCTGACTAGGCGGTTCATAATTGGCTGGAACGTCTTTCAATGCCAAGTATGCAGAACCGTTGTAAATGACGAAGTCATATGCGGAATATGTATCTACAGAATTCCAAGCGCCACGATAAACGGGACGCACTTGTCCGAGATTAATAGTAGGCATCAGAATGTTACCTCAAGTTGTCCATTGGTGTTGACAGAAAAAGCTGAATCCAGCGTCGCCCCTGTATAGTCGAGAAGTAGGTTGGCACCGGAAAGGCGGAAGTGCCCGAAGCAAGTAGCCCACGGCGCGTCACCTATAGGGCCTTTTTCCCCGCGCTCGCCAGCCGGAGCAGGATTTCCTTGATCTCCTTTATCTCCTTTATCTCCTTTATCTCCTTTATCTCCTTTATCTCCTTTTTCACCTATAAGTCCAATACCAGGGTCACCCTGTGGCCCCTGCGGCCCTGGGGGAATATAGAAATGCACCATCCCCGTTTCCGGCGTGTACTCGACCGCAACATCGGGAGTAGGAGAAAGATGCACGGAGAAGGATAGACCGAAAAGGTCAGACCGGATTTCTTCAGCTTCCGCTACACACTGGCAAGCCTGTATCTTGCAAGTTTCAGCTCGTTCAGCGGCCGCAATAGCACGCGAGGATGCTCCAAGAGCCATCTGGTTCTGTTCGAGGATATACTGCCAGTATTCCTGGGGGTTTTTCTCAGACGTGGTCGGCACAGTCATCGCACGCGAGCAGATTTCATCCAATTGCTGACAAATCATTGTCAGTTTGGCCAAGGCATCTTCATGCGACTCGGCGGGGAAGTTGTCATACTGTGTATACTGATGCAACTGAGTGATAGGTACATTTCGCACGATAGCAATGGTAGCACCTACGGCCCATGCAGTAGTACGCGTGAGAACACCACCTACAGGGTTTCCTGCGCCGGTAATAGTATAGTGTTCTCTACCCAGGATTACGGCATCAGTATCCGGTTCACCCGGTCTAGCATACCATACCTGGATATGGTTGTTATCGAGGAATGGGAATGAAATTGGGAAGTTGGTTTGAGAACCGTCCCAAACATAACGATTCTTAAACACGTTATTGCTTACCAGCATTCTTCATCTCCTTATAGGCCTTATTAACCTCGTCAATGACAAGAAGACCTTGTTCTGCGACATCGATCATTTCACTATAAATCTGATCGACTAGCTGTCGCTTTTCATCCGCATCCATATCTTCATTGAACTGAATCATCCTGACAGCTTTGCTCATGCTATTCAGAGAAGACCGTACACCAGTAAACTGGCCCATGGGTCCACTATTCATGAGTTCTTCAGCCATGGCTGCTGCAACGCCAGTACCTTCTTTCATGAGCATGTTTACTGACTTCAGACGATTCTCAAGCTGACCTGCCTTGGTCTGGAAGTCTTCAATAGCCTTGGCACTTACGCTGGGGTATCTGAAAACAAACGACTTAACCACAGGTAAGTCAGCAAGAGTCGGTGCCGCACGTTCTACTTTGTCTATAATTCCCGCTTCTTGCGCCGCAGTGTCAAGAGCAGAAAGGACGTATTGTCCTACCTGGCCAGTCCATCCTCTCACAAGGTGTTCCATAATGAGAGGAGACGACGCGCGTCGACCAATAGCAGTCTCTGCTACAGGGTCCAGATAATTGAGGACACGCGACAGGCTCTTAGCAATCTCAGTTGTGTTGGCCTTATATTGCGTCTGCGGAAACATATCTTCCATGAATGATGGAATAATGGGGTTTCCGGTAAAGAAACTATAGTTAGCCGTAGATTCATACACAGGTGCAATAGCTGAAGGCATAACACTAGGTAGAATCTGATCCTTAACGGCGTCAAAAAATCCGTCATCCCACATTTTCTGCAGGAGACTTCTATCTTTATTTTCATACACCCAATCAACAAACATTTCAACTGGGGCTGCCGCGATTACTGCTAGCTCCTGCGGTTTAGGGATACGTAATACCGCCCAAGGAGTAGGAACGATCCAACAAGTAGCGCGTTGCCAGTCAGGTACGTTTCTAAGTGCTTTAGCAGTATCAGAGTCAGGGCTATTATACATAATGTCATTATTAACTAATGACAGAAGTAAAGATGGCAGAACTATTCCTGCACCCACACCTGACATAAACCGCAACGGGTCACCCTTGGCCATACGGTAAGTTTTATCGAGACCTTGAACCTGGGCATTAAAGAATGCCGTAATGGCATTGAATCCTTTAGTAGCCGCTCCAATTCTCATAGAGTCCTGAGTAATATCTCTAGACTTAACTGCGGCTTCAAAAGGAGATACACCACGATTCACATCTTCAATAAACCCACCAATACGCGTGGCTTCATCAGTCATCTCAGTAGCGCTCTGCAGCGCTCTCTTAACGATACCCGGAGCCTTACGAAGGTTCAACGGGTTAATCATACTGATGACTTCTTTATAGTTCTTGACAGGGTCCTTAAGCAAATTACGTGCAGGAACCTTAGCCATCTCAGTAATCATTTCCTGAGTGAACTTTCTGTCAAGGGCTACAAGGGACGCATTGCCACCACCGTTCTTTGCCCAGTCCCAATAATACTGTTCCATCTTGGGAAAGAGTCGTCCGCCAGTTCGCTTACTGATAACCGAAGTAAAGCCCTTCAGTGCGCTCAATCCATAAATATAACCTGGATTACTAATGGCCGCAGTAAACTGGTCACGGAACAAGTTACGTACAACAAATTCAGGCGTAGTAATAGAACCAGCACGCGTCCAAGATGCGACCTCAGTCAGTCCTTTCATTATGCCGTTATAAATGAGTGCCGAATCCATGTCCAGTTGTTCGGCTGTCTTAGCGATTTCTTCAGGCACAGCATATACGCGCTTACGACCATTTTCTCTGACAGTAATCTGCGTTTTACGCGATACATCATGAGACAGCGGACTTTCACGCTGACTGACTTCTACAGCTTGACCGAAGTCCTTGGCAATCTGCTTCTTGACCGCATTAGACTCAGCCATTCGAATGACACTAAAGGTATTCCGAACTACACTCTCAAGTGGGTCAATAATGACGGCCTTGGGTGCAGCAAAGTCTTCCCCAAATGACGGTTCAAATTCAGTAACAACCTCGTTAAGGGGAACGTACTTCTTGTTCTTCGCTTTGATGTCACGCAGTTGGCGTTCACTGATAAGACCTGCATCTTTCATGTAATCGAGCAGGTTATTATTGTACTCATAGATCTTCTGTGCTGCAGTGTCATACTTTGCGACGTTTTCCGGATTCTTACCTACAGAATAGGCTACTTCCGGATTAATACGCGTATCTACACCTTGCTCAGACAGTTCCATGGTACGCTTAGCAATCAAGTATTCAGATAACCCACGAGGATCACCTGCTTCCTTAATTATCTTATCAAGAGATACGCCAAAGTTCTCACGACTGCCAAACTTAAATGGCGAATGTTCAATCCAGTGCATAGCCATTTTAGGCGATCCCATAAGAGCAGATGCCATGGCGCGAGACTCAGTCATTTTACCTGGAGACGCTCCAGTATTGAGAGGAGCAAATTTATCTACCAATGACTGGTATGTCGAATCCTTGATTTCCGACCATGTGCGAGTACCTTTCTCTTCACCCAGGGAAATATTCTGTCGCAACTCAGCTTGAGCGGCGTCTATGGGCATTTCACCCTTAGGCGCGGCCTTTGCAGCTGATACTTTTTTCTGGTCGAAAATAAACATACGAGAGCCCATTTGAATGCCCTCGATGTTACGCGTAAGTTCGCGAACCTTTTTACCCTTAGTTGCTCCAGCCAGTGTTTCAATAGCTTCAGGAGACAACTTGTCAGATGATAACCATTCAATAAATTCAGGTGTAGGATTCTCAAACATCTTACGAGATGTGGGAATCAGTCGTTCCTGGGACACGCTCTTATACTTTTCAATGAAGTTAGGATATTCCTGGAAGAACTCAGGATCCATTTTCTCCATAGAAGCTTTGCCTTCGGGCGTCTTCAGGAATTCTTTGAACAGCCTTGCGCCGCGCGCATCGGTATAATGGAACATTGGAACGCTGCGGTGGACTTGATATTCTTGTACAGACGCCCCTTCAGTCTTCTTCGCTGCGGCTTCTGCCACGTTTTTGCTAGTAGAATACCATACTCCCGCAGGCGCAGATTCCGGGTTAAGATTGACTCCCTCAGTGAAGACTCGACGATACGAGGATCGATAGGCACGAGGCACCTCGAGATTAATAGATGCAATGTCTTCTCTGATAGTAGGTTCAATGATAGAATTGATGCGCACTGCTTCAGGTGTTTTGCCGGTGACTTCAAACACGCCCATGAGGCGATTCGAATAGAAGCCTGCAGCCTTCATTCCGCCTAAACCCATACTGGCAACCATGAAGTCTTCAGCAGTAGGCATTTTGCCTTCCATCAATGAACCTGCGGTGGTCATTGTGGTAATTTCAGAAAACAACTGTGCAGTAGTTTTCATGGCCGGAGTGGCTTCAGAAAAGAACTTACCAGTATATTTACCTGCACCACCAGTAGCTGCACCAATGACTGCGCCTTTACCTGCAGATGACAAAGTATTGAGAGTACGGTCAACAACTTCAGTCCAAGTTGTTGCCTTACCCTCACGATACATATCAGTCATATAGGTACGCAGGCCTTCAGTAAGACCCATCGCAGCTGCAGGAGATGTTATGGGCGCGGCGGGGCCAGTCGTAGCACCAGCAGCACCACCCACAACAAGAGCAGGTATATCCCCAATAGCTTGACCAGCCATCGCAAATACTTTCTGTGCAACACTTCCAGTCTCTGGTACGACCAAGTTTGGCAATTCACCACGAACTGCTAACCCAGTGATAGAATTTTGATACCCAGCAAGTGCGGCTTCTTTCCAGTCAACTACAGGACGAGGATTACCTTGTGCAACTTCCATATCGGCTTTCTCTGCCAATACAGGATCTACTGTGGCAACCTCTATAAAATCCTGTGCTGCTTCAAGGTCTGCAGGATCATCCTTTAAGGAAAACCCATATTCAGTTTTAATGCCCTCATAGACCTCATCAGCAGTAAAGCCCGCCTGAATTGCTTCATCAGCTTCACGCTTAGCCTGTTCACGAATCTCTGACAGAGAAAAACCTGCTGCCAGGGCTTCGTTAGTCTGCTGAGTATATGCCATAATTTACTTCCCTTGTGTACGCTTTTTCCATTCAGAGAAAGTCTCACCAGGCTGTCTGACCTTATCAGGTGAAATAACTGGAGTACCTTTCTCCGGAATAGTCGGTACCCAGTTTGTTTTAGGTACAGACATCGCAGCCTTAAAGTTCGGCTTTTCGCTTACGTTCGCATCAATCAATTTATTGATAAAGCTATTTGGGTCATTGAAGTCTACCAGTTTAGCCACTTGCTCAGGCGTCTTCCCTTGCGCCTCGCGATACAAAGCTTGATTGACTTTCAGATACTTATTTTCAGCATCAGGATTCGTAGTACCCATAATACCATTGCTAGGACTGATGAAGTTCTTGATATACTTCGATGCGTCCGTCAGCATAGGTTTAATGGAAGTATCCATCTTGCTTGCGAGGGTATCCCGAGCATTAAGAAGCGTCTTGTATTCAGTACCAGTAATCTGACCTGCCGCTACCGCTTTTTGAGCACGAGCAACCCATTGGTCGTCAGCCTGATCTTCATAGACAGATACCATAAGATCGCCATATACAGCCTTGCTGATTTTAGACATGTCATCTTTAGCCATGCCTTTAAAAAAGCTGTACATGTTTTTGCGAGTCTCACCAGACACGGCTTGGTTACCCATATAGTCATAAAACTTAGCATCATCCATTTCACCACTGATAGCGTCAGTAATGAAATCATTGAATGCTGCGTTATCTGCACGCTTCTGAGCTCGCTGTTCCCGCGTCCACGCTACCGATTCTAACGAATTGCGGTATGAAGCCTCTGCATGTATGCGATTTTCAGCTTGCTGAATGATAGTATCAATTTTAATGGTTTGACGGCCGACCACAGTCTCCAGGTCTTTTTTGTTTTGCCTAAACCATGCGATAGTTGCCGACGGATTATCTCGAGCCCACGATTGGACCGCCACAAGAATACCGTCATCGATTGCTTTTTCAGCTGCAATGTTATCATTAGGGTATGTCTTACGAACTTGTTCGAAGTAGCTTGTGAGAGCATCAACATCTCCTAATGGCGTTCTAATAAGACCGTCTTTCAGGGTATCAACGTACGCAGCACGAGACTGTTTATCTGCAATTGTCTGCTGTTGAATCTGATATGTACCCATTTCATTCAGATAACTGGACGTATGCTTATGCCACAGCTTATCAAAGATGTACCCAGGTACTTTCATCTTCTCGCGAAGCTCACCAGCAGTCTTATTAGACCACTCTTCTTCTGCATTCAGAAGACCATCAGTTTGAGCACCAAGTTTCGTTTTGCGGATTTCCATTTCGCGGTCACGAAACAACTTGGTCATCTCGATATCAGCATCGCGTGCTTGACGTTCGACAATTTTGTCCATAAAAGTCTGAGCAAAATCGTCTGCCGCGCCCATTAACCTACCAAGACCAGTAATGAATGAGCGTTCAGCATCGGCAGGAGCTGCCATGGCACCCGCGCTAGGTACTGCTCCTACAGGAACTTGGTCGGTCTGTGGGTTACCAAAATAGCGTGGAATTTCCTTAGCCATTAGTCCCACCATCCTGCTTTATTACCGACCAGATAACCACTGGTTGCGCCCTTGAACAAGGAACCTGCAGCATTAATCCATCCGCCAGACTTAGAACTCTTTGCTGCTTTACCATACGAGTCGGCTTCAGCTCGTTTGGCTTCAGCTTGCAAACGTCCTGTGCGAAGAACATCCTCACGATCAAGTTTGGCATTCTCCGCGGATTCATTAACCAGGTCCATGAATGACATGCTGTCGAGCTCATAACCGCTAGCAGATGCCGCAGCAATCTGCTTAGCCTGCAGTCTGGCGGCTTCTACACCCATATTAGCAGCTTTTTTCCGCGAATTCAGCTCGTAAAGTTCTGCTTGATACTGAGATTGCGCCTGTTGGGCTTTATACGCAGCAGATTGTGCTTCAGCTTGCTGCAAAGAACCGATAGTTCCAACAAGTGTGGAACCTACGACTGCAGCCATAGCGAGGGTGGACATTGCCATATTCTACTCCCAATGAGCTTTAGAACTCTTTGTAGTAAACCTTCTCACGAAGATTGTACCCTAAATGAGCGAGGCACTTTTCTGCCATAGAACTCGGAGGTACATGAAAATTTATTTGCTTAATACCCTTAGACAAGAGCATCATTTCAGTGTACTGCATAAACCTGACTGCTGTACGCCCTCTATATTCAGGCGACACATAAATGGCCACATTAGACGCCGACCGTTCACTGGTGATAAAATCTTTTGCGATCATAAAAACCGCGTATCCTACCACCTTGTCATTGTCCTCGATATCAAACGTATGCAGTAACCCAGTATTTGACCCCATACAGAGATAATCAATGTCTGGATTATACTTCTTACCCTGTCCAACTACCTCTTGGCAGTGCGCATCAATCAAATGAATCGCTCTACCAATGTGATGTGCCAGATTTACTTCCCGGAAAATCGGCTTCATTAGTTAACCCGCCTCGGATTGATATGATACACAATAGCCCGAACCATAAGAGGATAAGGCGTCTTGTGCTCGATTACTAACTGTTGCGTTTCATTATTAGAAGACGCTACAGACTCAGTAAAGTCTCCTGTAAACAACTGCTGTGCTTTATTCATAATTTTGGTTGGGCCAAAGAACTTCTCTTGCATGCTTTGGCCCTCAATGCCGAATCTCAATCCCAGAGAATTCAGCAAAGAGAATGTAGCACTAACAATCTTTCTCGATGCTCCTGTAGATACCTGGTCAGATGCCTGAATAACCATGGACTTAAACCGTGAAGTATATGGAACACCAATGACGCAGTTAGTTACTGCTTGATTAAGCGTAATTGCGCCATTTTGTACATACACTTCAGGATGGACCCATCCATTAATAAGAGGAGCAACTTTAAGTCCTTCTAAATGATTGAGACCAGTAATGGTTGAAGTAGCAGTACCTTGATATACTGCCTGACCATCAGCAAAAGACTCAACACTCAAATTTGGTGACTCATTGACAATCTTGTCAATATACTCAATCGTAGATGTACGATTTCCTCTTTTAATAACAAGCCATAGTTGGTCACCATTAGGACCAGGGATACAACTGATACTCTTCAGTTCGACATTCTCATATCCAGATTGGGTCTGAGCTTCGAATGAATGGGCATGCCAAGCAATTACTTTCTGTTGCTTTTCATATGTCATGCCAATCAACTGATTAGTATCAGTAATACACCATAAGTACGTGTCTGGCGCGCTCATATATGCCACATCTTTGACTTTGCCTTTAAGAATGTGGTCTGCAAAGATAGTCAAATCTGTGGCTGCAAACTGGTTATCAAGAACCGAGTAATCAAGAGAACGCACACGATCTCGACTGTTTTGAATGAACAATACAGATGAGCCCAATTGGACAGCTTGTGCAGCCATAGAACCATAATTGGTTTGCTTTGTAATCTTGATATTACTTGGCGTAAGAGCTTCACCCAAGGATGATGGCGCAATACGGTATTCTGCACTACCAGTTCCGCACAAAAGTACGTCAGTAGAGTGCAACCATTTAATACCATCTGCCATATCCGTGGCCATGGTATAGTTTATTGGGTCAGTATCAAGAACCGGGTCAGAGGAATCCCGATTACGATAGAATCGGGTAGTATCCCCGATCTCAGAAAACCACAATGTCAATGGTTGTGCAGGAGTGCTTCCCATGACCAAGCGCTGTTCATGATATGCAACAACTCTTGGCCAATTAGAATCCTGCCACTGCGGTGGAACTGGGTCATTGTCTGGCGTATGAGCAATAGGAGTATCCAATTCCCAGTTATTATTTGCCTTACGAATAAGACGTTGAGGTGAATAGTTGTAATAACACAACCATAACACGTCACCAGACTGTGCCCAGGTTACTTGATCATACCATGCGTCATCAAGAAAGTAGGTAGGCAGTTCATAAATAGATTCATCATCATTTACGACAGTTCCTCCGTTATAGTGAACACGCATGTATCCACCATAACTAGTAGTATCAGTTCGTCCAAATTCAAGAATGAACGATTGATTGGTACTAAACTTAAAAGGAATGAGCTTAACTTTTTCACTCTTACAATTGATGACGAATCGCGACCCCATTCTACGAGTCATTGGTCCATGCGGGAGTGCAATCAGGTTACGCATCTCAGCAGCACCGGCAAAATAAGCATCCACGTCAATGCGATTATGCATCCGTGGGCTAAGTTCGCCGGAAGCGAATGATACTTGAATTGGAATTGCGTCCTGCATGTTTAATACCTCGACAGAATCCAGTTACCTTCGATGACCTCAGGAGGAGTACTCTCAATGGCAGAAGCATTATAGGCCAGATTGATCTTGCGCTCAAGAAGTTGTTCGTACATCGACTTGAGATCAATATTGCTGGTCAACGAAATGCACATATCAGCGGCCAACTTGAGTGTCAAACACTCTCTGAACATCGCATCCATTTCGTTAGGATCTTCAACCTTGCGTATGTATCGAAGATTCACCCTGTCAGCGTTAGTCAAGACCTTACGACCTTCTACCTGCCATTCTTGCGTCCTATCATTGATGCTGACTACACGTACGCAGTCCACAGGAAGAGAATATGCATTGGCATAACCAAAAACGGGAGATTCGAGATCTCGTGCAAGAATCTCCCGCTTCATGGCAAAGGACCACGGATAAGAGCGAAGCAAGGCGTCCCGTACCGGTTCATAACGCTGCTTGCACAGGCGAGAAGCCTTAGTAGTGTCATCAAGAGCCATAACAGGTTCCTGACTCAACATGGTCAATGCATCGTTACAAATTTCGATAGAGGACGCCATGGTTTTGCTCCTTATTCGTAGGTGAAGTACAGCTCGCCGTCGAGCTTGGTGCCCTTCGCAGCGGAGGCCGAGAACTTCAGAATAACCGGGACCTGAGTCTGAGAGTCAATGTCTACGCCAGTGAGTGCATCCGTCATGGGCACACCGCCCGCAGTGTTAGCCGCGGCTGCGGCACGAATGGTCTTTTCAGCAACGTCTTCCCCGCCCATGGACTTATGCGCGGGAATGACAATGGAGGCAGTGGTGGCGATAGACGCCAGCATACGGGAAATACCGAGAATACTGGTCGTGCCGGACGGCAAAAACCCGATGGTGATATCGGTGTCAGCGTTGGTAGTCACAGTTTCGAATTTCAGGCGACGTACCTTGCCGGAGGTCAGTTCCGCCGGATACCGGTACACGTCATTGGACTTCTGCTTTCCAGCAACGTTGGAGTACTGCATTACGCACCTTCCTTACACTGCAACTGCAGGACCTTTTCGTCTTCCATACGCACCGCGCCGAGGTCCATTTCAGCGTAGACCTGCGTGGAGTAGTTCTTGTCACCACGTTCAGAGATCTTGGTGGTGATGTCTTCCGCCTTAGCAAGGAGCAGACCGGGCTTGGACCACACGATGCACTTACGCGTCGTGCCATCCTTTTCAAGCTGCTCAGTGCGGATGAAGGTGAATCCCATGAAGGAATTGATTTCACCGCGCACGAGGGCCTTGATGGTGTTGTAGTCAGCCGACTGGACCTTGGTGTTGTTCAGCATGTCTTCCAGCTGGAAGCTGGTGACGGCGGCGAACAGGGGTTCACTTTCATCGATTTCATTCCGCCATAGCATGCCGCGGGCCTGAATAAGCTTTTCGATGGTCAGACCGGTGTTGTCATGCGGGATGATGTTGCTGGTCGGGAACGTTTTTTGGACATCGCCATGTTCGCCCGTCCAGACAGGGGCAAAGGCGGCATTGATGATGATTTTGTCTTTCGCGCGGTTGAAGGCCATGACGGCGTTCTGCACGTAGGGCGAGGTGGGGTCATACAGCATACGCAAGCGGTCGGGCTTGTCAACCAGGTCAGCCCAGTTGTACGGGGCGCTGGTGACCCACCGACGCATATGCGGCGTGTCCATCTGAGGGGTGTCAGCGTGACGACCGCCACGAGGCTGGGCTTCAACAGTACCGATGGAATCGAAAGCTTCACGCGTGCCACGGATGGTTTCCACGCGCACAGCGGGTTCCAGACGCGACTGTTTCTGCTGGGAAACCAGCGACACAGTGCTGTTGTACTGCTGCACAAAGGCTTCAGTAATCTGAAAACTCATTGGTTTTCTCCATAAAGTTTGAGTGAGGGGTTAACCTTTCGGGCCCTCATTCAATGGGCGACTCACGACCCATTGGGATACCGACGTTCAAACAGAACGCGGATCCTGTCAACAACAGACTTATGCTCGGGGTGAGTCGAATCGAGGAAGGCCGGATGACGCTGCAGTTCCTGAATCTGAGAATCAAGATCTGCAGGGGTATCCGGTTGTCCACCGAGATCCAAACCGAGTTCTTCATGCATCTGTTCACCAATACGAACGAACATATTGACGAATGCAGGGTTGCGACCCAGACTCGTCTTGTTCACTTCGTCAACCAGCTTTTCGCCACCCAGGGTAAACAGAGCACGCTGTGCAATGGTAATCTTCGAGTCGTATGCCTGACCATATTCCTTACGAAGCATATTTTCGCACTGCTTCAGTTCGGTATCTTGGTCCATAGTTCTCGAAGACATAGTTTCACTCACGTTAGCCACAAAGGCCTGCATAAGTGCCGTCGCCTGTCGGTCATTAAGACCGAGATTGTGCGCCGTGGGCTTGAACCATTTAAGGTCCTCTTCCAGGACTGATACTATATCCTCAGGAAGCTGCATTTGCTTAAGAGCATCAGCATTGAGAGAATAATCATCAGGCGTAGCAGGGCGCCCAAGGCGGTTATAGACGTCTTGCCAGTCTTCATCGGTCTTCGGTACCGGAATTTTATCGCGTCCAATGAGCGATTCCGCATGAACGTAGGCCTGAGCAAGATTGTTGACGTCCTTAAACTTCTCCAGACTCTTGCTTCCCTTCAGTTCCTCAGGGAGCTGGTCAAACCAACTCCCTGAGGCCGGAGGATTGCCAGCCTGAGTGCTAGGAGCATCAGCGGGGGCTGGCGGCGGGGAAGCCGGCTGGGAAGGGGCCGGAGAAGTAGTGGTGGATCCACCACCAGCGGCAATTTCGCCGCCAGAAATCGGAGTGGGATTATCCATTAGAGGGTCCTTCCATCTTCGACAAGCGCCATAATGCGGAGAACCACGTTTCTCTCGCCTTCGCGCATGTTCATAAGGTTTGTGTTAACGTCAAACGTGGGACGGTTAATCCAATGAGCCTGTTTAAGGTCTTCCAGAACCAACTTACCATCGGTCGTATTAAACAACCGATTATAAGCCCGGATGACCTCGGCTTGCTTGGCTTGTCTCTGTTCAAATGAGAGTTCTGCCATTTACTGCTCCATCTGGCCCAAGGTATCCATACCCGAGGCAATGTTGTTCATACCGATACCCGCATTCTTGATCTGCTCTGCCATTTGGGCCTGCTGCTGAGCTTCTGCTCTCGCTTGCCGGACTTCTGCAGTTTCAGAATCATCTCGCAAGTATTCAGGATTGATCGAGTACATGTCGCACACACCTTCCACAGTCTTGTCAGTATTGAACTTGTCCATCGCGGCAGGATCAAATGACAGGAACGGAGTAAGGACTTGCATAGCTCTGGTAAGGTTATTAGCCTCAACCTGTTGCTGAGCTTTTGCAATGGGCGATGTATACACAATCTGCAGTTTCACACCAGGCTGCATCAACTCCTCAGGAGGAGTATCAAATTTGCCTGCTCTCATAAGAATACCAAAACACCGAATGATCAGAGGCGAGAGAAGCTCATTCTCAGCGCGGCCCACAACCGGGCCCATAAGACGAAGCTTCTCTTCAGTCCTCTGCATGACCTCAGTAGCGGTCATTTGGGGCCCTATGTTCAGCTGAAGCTGGTCCACAAAGAAGATTTCCCGAATGCGCATCTGAAGGTCTTTAATGATATCAAGACCAAGATCAGGGCGTCCACCTGTTTGCATAGGAACTACGCCCTTAGGATCCATGGAGCCGGTACGATAATAGTTAATCGCCGCAGGCTTGGTCGAGATGGGTGACACAAAACCCTGGTCCGGAATCATAAGAGCCGGATCAATCATTTTCTGTGCCGCACGCAGATTAGTCGAAACTATCTGCTGCAGCATCCGGAGATCGGGAAGAGCATTGGAACCTGGGCCACGACCATACGTCTCATGTGATGCTTTATAGAATCTCGCTACCATGAAAGGACGTTCATTGTATCCCGATTCCTGAATGACAAGTCCATGCTTCGTGTCCACATACGTGGATTTGTAAGGCATGGCCTTGGCTGCTTTGATGCTGAGGGGGTCTGCTTCAATGTTCGGAGCCACCACATGGAGGATCTCAAACTTGGTGCTCAGTTCCCCATCATCATACGCCTTAACGATCTCCGGATGCAGGTTAGCCTTACCGAACGCCTCGACCAATTGAAGGACGGTGCGTCTGTATACTCGGTAGAGCGACCCAATCTGCCCCTCAGCGTTCTCTGCAAAATAGCATTCAGAGAGAGGCAGAGAATTGATTTGAAGCCCAGTCAGATCCTTTTTCTCTGTGACAAACATGCACATGTTGCCATACGCGCCATATGAGCGATACCCTTCATGAAGAGAAGTAGTAAAGCCCGACTGAGGACGCTGAATTTCATAGGCCATGATGCGCGTTACATCTGCCAACCATCTTTTGACTGCCGAGTTATTTGCCAGTTTCTGATTGGCTACACTCAGGTCAAACCAGGGCGATGCAGGGTTTGTCAACAAAGAATAAAAGCCTGATGCCAACAGCTCATTAGAATGAATACCAGTCGAGTCGTACACACGAGGGTCGGTGTCTACTCCCTCAGTCTGATACTGCGAGAGAAAAGACATATCGAAAGGCATCACTACTTTGGCAATTTTTTGCCAGTGAGCTTCAAAATTCGCCCTATCAGACTTGAGCTGAGACAAGCGCTTAATGATACGCTTGACTTCATCCCGCTCTCGCTGAGAGACCTCTGTGGAACGACCTACTGTCATGAATTAGCTCCCAGAGCCTAACGTAGGCTTCTTGATCTTGATATTGGACGACTCAGGTTGACTAAAAATAGTCGCCGGACGCCCAGAGGCAAAAGCCGTGTTCTTGTTTCGCTGAGCCGCGTTACGCTTTTCTTCTTCAGTCAGTTCTTTGACTTCTGCCTTAGGCTGCGTATCTTCAGCAGCCTGCGACTTGTTGTACGCCGCCCGCTGCTGAGAGTACGCCACCGGGTCAAAATAGCTCAACACAGGATTGGGTTGCTGTGGCGCAGGAGTAGCCTCAGTCCCGCCCTCACGAACAAAGAATGATCTGATGATAGACGACCCCTGACTCGGTGTCTGAGTCTCAGGAGTCGGAGTCGGAGTCTGTCCCTTGCGCATGAAGATAGACGCAATATCAACGGCGATGCCATGACTACATCCCAGAACCCAGAATGGGTTTCTTCGTCTTGATGTTTGTGTCGCCCTCACCACTGGTGAAAATGGTGGCCGCTCTGCCCTGCTGTAACCGCTGCTGCTGGTCTCTAGCACGTGCATCAGCTGCTGCAGCCTTGGCCTCAGCAGCCTCCGTCGCCTTGCGCTGCTCCTCGAGCTGGGCCTCATAGGCAGACGTATCAGGCTTGGAAGAACCACCACCAAAAATTTTCTTTACTGTTCTACCCATGTTATTCTCCATATGTCAACGGATTATAATCATAATCTCGTGTACGTTGAGGCAGAGTGCGTGTTGCAAACTCTTGGTAACGCTCATGCTGCGCCATCATTCTGAATGCGTCTGCGTAATGTGACATCCAATCATGAACTGGCGCCCCATATGTTTTTGTTCGCGCGTCATATTGCGCACGATAGCCCTTCAAGGCTTCAATGCCTTTTGAGCATTTGTCTTCACTAAACCAACACCTGGGGAGTATATTACGGGCCATATTGATCCCATCTTCCACAGGTATGCGCTTATTGACACGTATGTCTTGGAGTCCCAGGTCCATCAGTGTCTGCTTGCGACTGCGACCAGAAGATAACTCTCTGACTTCAACGTCATGAGGGAGGATATGGTATCCATAGGCATATGGACGTTGATTGAGCAGACGCACATAGTAATCCAGAGCATGTCCATTATCATGGATACAATCAAGGATTCTGATTTCGCTATGCACCTTCTGATACAGCCATATGACTAACTCGTCATCAATGCCCAGGTCCCACGCCGTATTGACCAAGAGATTGGGCTCCCATGAAATGGTAGGGAGTATGTGTGACGAGATGGCCTCCATACGCTCACCGTAATATGCACCAACCAATGCAGCCTCATATGAGCAATAAAATTCTTGTTTTGCTAGGGCCGGAGGAAGACCGGCATCGATTTCCTCTTGTACCTGCTCCTCTGTCATCACATGGGTGTCATCTATGGTCGCTTTGGAGTAAAACCAGTCGTCGGAGGTACGTGCGTACAGGTCCATTTCCCACTGGTGGTTATGACCCCGAGGCGTCCCATTAAACAAGGCCCACCCATCGTTTTCGAGTAGAATGGGGCGCAGGTAGTGCCAAGCCTCAGGCTTATGCAACGAAAACTCTGAAAATATGACGCCCACGGGGTTCGTACCCACAATGGAATCGATATTGTCTGACCCAAGGAATCTAATAAATGAGCCATTGGCGAGTTCTAAGGTCATCTGCTGATTGTCTTTGCGAACCCACAACTCTTTAGGGATGTGCTCTATCAGACGAAACCCTGTTTTGTCCATCCCTTCCCAGATGATCGCGCGCGCCTGTTTATAATACGGAAGAATATAAAAATAGGTTCCAACGCGTTTGATCGACTCTCTGGCCAGAATATTAACAAACACTTTATCTTTGCCGGCCCTTCGATGCCACACAGCCAACCCACGCTTATATCCTTCTGCCAGGCAATTGTACAGAGGAATTTGATAGTCACGCGGCGTAAAATTGCGTGGTATGGTTATGACTTTTGGGGCTATGGCCATGACGAAGGTCCCTAGTTTGAAAATGTATTGACTACTTCTATTTTCATCCCACTATCATTAGATTTGTTCTGTGATACCTGTGACAAAATAGCCGCAACAGTTGCCTGATTGAGGGTAGCCTTAGTTTTTGCAAGAAGGTCGAGCTTTCGAGCCGCATTGGGGTCATCTGCATCCATATTTGATGCTAATTCAGCTACTTTTTGCAGAAGAATGAGTTCAGTTTGTGCGTAAATAGGCGCAAAGGCCATCTGTTTACGCATTATCACTTCAATCAGTTGGTCCCTTGCGTCGTCTGCGTTCTTCGAAAAACTGGAAAATTTAGTCGGGGCCTTTATGTACTGCCCATCAGCTATCATCATTTTGACCATGGTGGGCGCGAGACCGACAAATGGGGCGATTTCATCCGCCTCAAAGCCGAATATCTCATACAGCAACCTAACTTGCTGCTGCATATTGTCACACCGGGTCGAAATATCCATGATTTTCTCCTTACATAAGTACCATATCAAGTATTTTGGGAAATGTACACAAGAATTTTGGCCACGTCTCTAAACTCATTAGTTCTAAAGCCCTGAGTTATGGAACTCGGAGCTTTAGAACTCAGTAGTTCTATAGAGGTGAAATTGGCATGAGGGGTGAGTTCTATAGAGAAAAATGTGGAAATGATAAAATACCAAGGCCCCTCATGCTTTTTCTATAGAACTCGAGTTCTGTGCATAGAACTCATGTGTTATGAGGATTCTTCGCATGACGTGCACGTATAAGGAGTTATCAACAAATGTTGTAGAGAAATAGGAAAAAGAGACAAATATAATGCGGGATGACCTAAGAACTACTTTTTCTCCGCGTCCTTGCCCCCGGGGCCCCCAATTTTTCTAGAAAAACATTTCTTTATGACATAATTCATACCTGAACAGCAAAGTATTTAGGTATTTCTCATATCATGTGCATTATAATGGTTCCTCTATCATTTTCTTTCAATCTATCCTCCTCATAACACTATTATTCTTAATGGGACGGTCACGTTGTTCCCTAATACCCCATTAAGAATAATAGTATTACTCGTCGGATCTGGCGTTGCCAGCCGATTGAAAGAAAATGATAGAGGAACCATTATAAGTTCCTCTATCACAGCCTTTTAATTCTTCACCGATTACACCCTTACGATGTCCACAGGATCCGCGTCGCTGTCCTCAGCTCTGTCATAAAACACAAAATACTCGCCCTGTCCCATATAAACTCCTATCGCGTAATAAGAAACGTCTCCTCAGCTCTTGTCGTCCATCCAGTATACATTACGCATCGTACTTCTTCAACTTCTCCATCTTTTCTATAACGCGGTTAATTTCCTTCCACCCTTCTACCACGCCCCTGCCCATGAGCCTTTCTAACTCCACTTCCCACTCTTCTATCTCAATATAGTCTCTCTCCATCTTGTAAGTGTCTTCAATCATATCGCGCATAACAATCTCCATACTGCAACTAATTTTTCTCAAGCTATCTACCAGGGTCATGTTTTCGTTCATGTTCATGTTCTTCTCCTTTCGTTTAAATAGACTTTATCAGAATCATTGATAGATGTCAACAATGTTCTTTTATTCACTTGCGTACAGCGTGGTGGCTCAATCAAATTATTTTACTCGCATTCACCTTCCGGTGAACGCAAATAAAATAATTTGATTCATTCGCAACTATTAGGCCCGCTTCGCTAGTATAGTATTCGCTACGGCTCTTCGTTTCGGGTTCCACCCTCACTTACAAGCCTAATCGCTCATACAGCTAGCGCTGCTACGCTGTAACTGAACATATACGAGCTTGAGGCTCCGCCTCAACTCTTGATAGTGGAAGCTCGCTCATGTTATTCGCTCGAATTAGCAGATACGCTTCGGGACTCCGCCCTTGCTTCTCGTGAGGTGTTTCACCGTTGGTTCAACCATTGGGACAATGTGTCACTCTGTTCCACAGATAATAGCGCTTCACTTTGTTCAGCTATGATGATATGGTTCACTCCCGTTCACCGTACCACCAGATCGGCCGCCGCGGGCAAGACGGACCAGCTGATCGTGCGTTCAACCGGGTGTCACTGACAGCTGATGACAGACACCCACTGATTGAGCATTCAGGAGTCACCCGCAGTCACCTACCCCTGATTGAGCATTCAGGAGTCACTCGCTATCATTAGCTGTCACTGACCCATGAGGGTTGCCCAGGTCCTGAGGTGCCCAGGTTTTGGCGTGTACAAAGTCTGCAATACATGATAGAATGAATTGCAGGACAACCCAAGTCCTCAATTATACCCGTATAGAGAAAGCAAGATGGACAGAAAATATTTTTAAATTTTATTCAGAAAAGGGTTTACAACCCTCTAGAATAGGCGTATACTGAATTCAACAAATGAGCGTGATGACGCTAAATAAATTCTAACCATTAGGAGATCTACCATGACCATCAACGAACTCAACAATCTGTCGCTCGAAGCCCTCAATGCCCTCTCTCATGAAGACTTGGTTCTCGCGGTACAGACGTATCAGCAGAAGTTCAACAATCCTGATTCTATTAAGAACAAGATTCAGGCGGCCCTCGCCAATGGCATTCATATGAGCATCAAGGAACTTGCTGAGACCTGCAACACGTCGCCCGCGGTCATTAGCTCCAATTTGTCCTATCTCAAGAAGGCGGGCATCATGATTGCCACTGACCCGCTTGGCAAGAAGTTCATTTGGGAAGCTGCTTCTTAATCAGTAAAAATTCTCAATTTTAAGGCTCGCATTTCACGATGCGGGCCTTCTTTTATACTCAGGATTCGGGGACTCGCGGATCTGCTCTTTCAGAAAAACTCTCAGCAAAATATTGGCATAACGGAGGGCAAAAAATATTCGAGTGACGCGGAAAACCGCTCAGGCCTCCGCACTTTCATTTGGGCACTTCATAAGCCCTTATATTTATTATATTATTTTATTATTATTAAGTAATAAAGTGATAAAAGTAATAGAAATACATATACAACCTAATAAAAATGAGTTCTAAAGGGCATATATATAGGAAGGTTTCCGGGAGAAGTGCCACTGTTTTCCGCTTTCCCCCGATTCTCATATATTTCAAGTATTTAGGCCTAGTTGATTCTCATAAGAGAATTTCGCTGTGACATAAATACCTGAAATTATTAACCTCAAGGGGAAAAAATTAAATGGTTGAAATGCTTGCCTTTAATTTTTATATATACTTTTATCGGAAATAACGTCCAAAACACTTGATTTAATTAAACAAAATCAAGTACCTGAAATTATTATATTCTCCGTAAATATTTGAATTAATTGGGCGCCTCATAAACAGTTAAAATACTTAACTTTGATAAACGTGTTCATCGTATTCATGAAAAACGTCCAAAGCACCTGATTTAACTAAGCATTTTTAAATACCTAAAATTATTGTATTCTCCGTAACTATCTGAATTAACTGAGCGCCCGATAAAGGGTTGAAATACTTAAATAAAAAAAAAGTATGTACATCATAATAAAAATTTGTTATGATGTTTTTACAAAGCTTGTACAAAGCTTGTACAAGGCTGATTAATTTACGGAGAAA